CCTTGTAATGTAATTAGCCTATAGAGACCTATATACATTACAAGACTAATTAGAGGAACCACTAGATGGAGAACCCTGCAAAGAAGCGAGGCAGACCTTCAAAGGCTGCATTAGCTGAGGCTGCTAAAAGACCTGTTGGTCGTCCGAAGGGAGATGCCTCAGCCATTGAAGAATTTAAAGCTCGTCTGATGGCATCACCTAAAAGCCGTAAGGTGTTAGATTCCATCCTAGACGCAGCACTCGATGATGACCACAAGAATCAAGCAGCAGCCTGGAAGCTTTTGGTTGACCGTATGCTCCCCATGTCCTATTTCGAAAAAGACAAAGCTGGTGGTGGGAGACCGTCAGTCAATATCGTTATTAGCGGTGTTGGCGAGACAGTTTCAATAGATAACGACATTATAGATGTGGAGGACGTAGATGATCGGTCTTGATTCAATTTTAAATATAGGTGGTAAGTTAATTGACAAACTCATCCCCGACCCAGAGGCAGCAGCCAAGGCGCAACTAGAGCTAACCAAACTAGCCCAAGCGGGTGAGTTGGAGAAATTAGCCAACGAAGTTAAAGACCGCAGTGATGCCCGAAACCGTGAGCTTCAGATAGCCACTAGCGATGCAGCACCTCTCCTAAATAAAGTGGTAACCCCTGTGTTAGCCCTAGGGTCTGTTATCCTCTCCTTCATCCTATTCGCTGTTCTCATCTTCATTGATGTTCAGCCGGAAGCGAAGGACATTCTGATTTACATCTTAGGCGTTTTATCAGCCGCCATCACACAAATTCTCTCTTACTACTTCGGCAGCAGTGTCGGTAGCAAAGATAAAGACGAACAATTAAAAGGGTTATCTAAATGAAACTTTCACGTAATTTTAGCCTCCAAGAGTTAACTAAAAGTGAAACAGGCATCCGCAAGGGAATCGATAATACCCCGAGCGAAGAGATTATTCGCAACCTAACCACCTTATGTGACATGGTGTTACAAAAGGTGCGTAACTCTCATGGGGCTGTTACCATTACCAGTGGTTATCGCTCACCAGAGCTAAACAAGGCTATCGGCGGTTCTGCTACCAGCGACCATTGCAAGGGATTGGCAGCCGATTTTGAAGTACCGGGTTTGGATAATAAACAGTTATGTGAATGGATTATTGATAATCTAACCTTTAAACAGCTCATCCTTGAATTCTATCAAGACGGTGAGCCAAATAGTGGTTGGGTTCATTGCTCGTTTGAAGAAGGTAAGAATAACAATCAAGTGCTTCGCGCCGTCAAGGATGGTAAGAAAACTGTCTATCTTAAGGGACTCTCATGAATGAAGATTTTTTAAAATACATGATGGAGCAAGAAAACGCAGCCTTGTTAAAAGGTGACCTTTCTATGCTCTTACATAAAAGCCCTGAAGGTGGTACTAAAACTTTTGGGTTTGGGCATAAGCTTACAGCCGAAGAAGAACGTACAGGAAAGATTAACGGTAAGCCCATCAAATATATGACGCGCGATGATGCTATTGCGTTGTTTAGGCAAGATTTACAGAAAGCTACTGAAAAGGCTAAAGCTAAACTAGCGTCCGGTAGCGTTAAATCAAAAAAGTATGGCGTAGTGAAAGCTGACTGGGATACCTTGACAGAGAAACAAAAAGCAATGCTTGTTGATTTTGAGTTTAATGTCAAGAATGGTATAAACGCATTCCCCGCTTTCACATACGGTGTTATCAATGATAACCCCGATATTATGCGTCAAGAGTACAAACGAGTTGTCACTGACGAAAAAGGAAAAACAAGAGAATTAGGTAGAAACAAGGCTTTCTATTCTATGTTCTTGAAGCCGCTAGACCCTATTCTAGCTTCTGATGACCCAGAAGCGCAGTTCATGGCAAGTTTTGAAACAGGGCTACAAAAACCAAGTGATGATTTATTTAACAACCCTCTAGTACAAGGTGGTGGTTTAGTTAGTTTTGAAGACCCAGAGTCACAGGTATTTATGGATACACTACCTGCTGAGCCTAAACGGTCACTGAAACCATTACAAGATTTAAGCCCCTTTTCAAATAAAGTTACAGAGGTCAATGTACCAGCTAAAATGACTGGCTCACCTCCTATTACTTCTTTCATGGGTCAGCAACTTTCAGCCCCTGTTGTAAGTGGTCAAAGTAATTATAGTACACGTTCTGACGATGCTATCCAAGAGGCAATAGCTAGAGCACAAGCTATGTCTCGGAAAGCCCCTCAAGAAGAGCCTACTAACATTTGGCGAGATGCTGAGGGTAATCCTATTAGAGATAGGTTTGGAGGATACATCTACTCCGGGAAGTATTGATGTCAGATTTAAAAATTGAACTACTCCCTTGGCAAAAGCAAGTTTGGAATGATACTACAAGGTTTCATGTCGTAGCTGCTGGACGCAGAACAGGAAAAAGTAGGTTGGCGGCGTACCGTCTAATTGTTGAAGCGTTACAAAGCGATAGAGGTCATGTTTTTTATGTTGCTCCCACACAAGGTCAAGCAAGGGACATCATGTGGCAAACTCTTCTTGAAGTTGGGCATCCTGTCATTACAGGTAGCCATATTAACAACTTGCAGATTAAGCTTATCAATGGTGCGACGATTAGTCTCAAAGGCGCTGACCGCCCTGAAACGATGCGGGGTGTCTCGTTAAAATTTTTGGTGCTGGATGAATATGCAGATATGAAGCCGACAGTTTGGGAGCAGATTTTGCGCCCTGCGTTGGCTGACTTGAAAGGTAAAGCGATGTTTATCGGAACACCGATGGGTCGCAACCACTTCTACGATTTATATCAATACGGTTTAAAAGGAACCGATGAAACTTTCAAGTCTTTCCACTTCACTTCTTTCGACAATCCGTTACTTGATGCTAATGAAATTGAGGCAGCTAAGAAAAGCATGTCCTCATTCAGCTTCAGGCAGGAATTTATGGCATCTTTCGAGGCTGCCGGAGGCGAGTTGTTTAAAGAAGAGTGGATAAAATTTGATGAAGATGAGCCAGATGACGGTGATTTTTACATTGCAGTCGACTTAGCTGGTTTTGAGGATGAGGGAAGTAAAGGTGTCAAGAACACCCGACTCGATAACACAGCTATTGCCGTGGTAAAAACCAACGAAAAGGGTTGGTGGGTCGCTGAAATCATCTACGGTAGGTGGGATGTCAAAGAAACAGCAAAGAAAATCTTTGATGCTGTTAAAAAGTATGAGCCTATAGCGGTTGGTATCGAGAAAGGTATCGCTCGTCAGGCTGTTATGCCCTATCTCAGTGACATCATGAAGCGTACTCAAACCTTCTTCAGGGTTGATGAGCTAACACACGGTAACAAGAAGAAGACAGATAGGGTTGTCTGGGCGCTGCAAGGGCGTTTTGAGAATGGATACGTCAAACTTAACAAGGGTGATTGGAACGCGGAGTTCCTAGACCAGCTATTTCAATTTCCAAACAAGCTAGTTCACGACGACTTACCTGACGCATTGTCTTATATTGAGCAACTTGCCAAAGTAGCTTATGTTTTAGATTATGAAGAAGAAGAGTACGAGTACCTAGACACAATTTCAGGATATTAACTATGCCAAAGAAAACAATCCCAATCAAATTCAAACCATGCGCTGGTTGCCCTACTCCTGCTAAGTGCAAAAAAGCCGGTAAGTGTCTGGCGAAAGGTAAGTATTAACATGGAAGATAACGAAAAATTCGGCGACCAAAAGGTCGAAGCGTGGGTTATGGACAAGGTGGAGCAATGGCGCGACCACTACAGTGCAAACTACGAGCAAAAGTTTGACGAGTACTACCGTCTATGGCGTGGTATTTGGTCAGCAGAGGACAAGACTCGTGAGAGTGAGCGTTCTCGATTGATTTCTCCTGCGCTACAACAGGCAGTTGAGAGTTCAGTGGCTGAAGTTGAAGAAGCTACCTTCGGTCGTGGTAAGTGGTTTGACATCCGTGACGACCGCCAGGACCAAGACCCGAAAGATGTCGCTTATTTACGTGAACAACTGTCTGAAGACTTCCAATTCACCAAGACACGCAAGGCTGTTGCTGAGTGTATCTTGAATGCAGCTGTCTACGGTACTGCTGTAGGCGAGTTGGTGTTGGAAGAGGTCAAAGAGATGAAGCCAGCTACGCAGCCCATCATGGATGGCGCTATGCAAGCGGTTGGCGTTAACATCCAAGACCGTGTGGTTGTCAAGTTGCGACCCATTTTGCCTCAGAACTTCCTAATCGACCCTGTAGCTACCTCTATTGAGGATGCTTTGGGTGTGGCTATCGACGAATTTGTCCCAAAACACCAAGTAGAGATTGGAATTCAAAATGGTATCTATCGCGATGTTGATATTGAGTCTGCCGATACTGACACAGACATTGAAGCTGACAAAGAGCTTACATCGTTTGACGAAGATAAAGTCCGATTAACCAAATACTATGGTTTAGTTCCAAAAAACCTATTTAATGATGCTATTTTGGAATCAGAGGATGACGACGAAATGTCGAAAACTTTGACACCAGAAGAAGAAGAGTCAGAAGATGAAGAAGGCTACGTTGAGGTGATTATTGTCATCGCCAACGGTGGTCAACTACTCAAAATTGAAGAAAACCCCTACATGATGCAGGACCGTCCAGTTGTGGCGTTCCCTTGGGATGTAGTTCCATCACGTTTCTGGGGTCGTGGTATCTGTGAGAAGGGCTTTAACAGTCAGAAAGCACTCGACGCTGAATTACGTGCTCGTATTGATGCTCTAGCCCTCACCGTCCACCCAATGATGGCTATGGATGCATCTCGCATGCCTCGTGGTTCTAAGCTTGAGATTCGTCCAGGCAAAACAATCCTAACTAACGGCAACCCTGCTGAAATTTTACAGCCATTTAAGTTTGGTAACCTCGACCAGGTGACCTTTGCTCAGGCTGGTGAGTTGCAGAAGATGGTTCAGATGGCGACAGGCGCTATTGACGCTGCTGGTATCCCCGGCACTATCAATGGTGACGCTGCTGCTGGTGCTGTATCAATGTCAATGGGAGCAATCATCAAACGCCACAAGCGTACCTTGATTAACTTCCAAGAGAACTTCCTAATCCCTATGATTGAGAAGACAGCATGGCGTTATATGCAGTTTGACCCAGAGCACTACCCTGTATCAGATTACAAGTTTGTGCCATCATCATCTTTGGGTGTTATTGCTCGTGAGTACGAGGTTACGCAACTGGTTCAACTGTTACAAACCCTTGGTCAAGACAGTCCGATGTACCCAATGCTGGTATCTGCTGTTATTGACAACATGGGTCTGTCAAACCGTGAAGAACTCATGGCTCAGATGCAACAAGCCTCTCAACCGGACCCACAAGCGCAGCAAATGCAACAAGCCCAGATGCAACAGCAAATGGAATTGGCACAAGCGCAACTTCAGTTGGTCCAGGCTCAAGCGATGGAAGCACAAGCTCGTGCCCAGAAGTATACGATTGAAGCTCAGTTAGAACCTTCTGTTGTTAAAGCTAAGATGGCTGCGGCTATTTCCACTAACTTACAACCTGGTGGTGCTGACGATGCTGAATTTGCAAAACGAGCAAAGATGGCTGAGTTAATGCTTAAGGAAAAAGACATCCAAAGTAATGAGCGTATTGCAGTAATGCAGATGCAAAATAAGAGACAAAACACTTGACAAAAATGTAAAAGTGTGGTATAATTACAACATCTCTCCACATTATGAAAGGATAAAGAGATGGACAAGGAACTACAAGATTATTACGAAACATTACTAGATTTGTTTGCCTCAAAAGGGTGGAAGCAATACATTGAAGACATTTCCGACAATATGGAAATCCTTCAGGATATTACTACCATCCCTGATGAAAAGCAATTCTGGTTCCGTAGAGGACAAATAGAAGCGGTACAGCGAGTTCTCTCTTACGAGTCAGCGATTAAAAACAGCTACGAGGACTTTGAGAGGGAAGTGAATGCCTAAGCGTAT